AAGAGATATTAGGCCCGTTAGAGAAGATCATTCCAAAGGAAATCAATGCATTAGATATAGCCGACAAGGTTATCCCGAAAGAAATTGACCCTTTCCGGCCTATTGACCTCCCTGAACTCCCTGGGGAAATCCCAGAGCCACAGGTAGCAAGCTCAGAAGAGGGGCTTTTAGCTGGTGACGAGGCCGCAAGAAGGCAAATAGCAGCCGAGAAGAAAAAGAAAAACCGTAGATCCACAATTTTAACTGGTGGATTGGGCGTGACGGACGAGGCAAAAACAAAAAGGCCAACAATCTTAGGGACGGTATAACATGGGCGAGGCATCAGAGTATATCAAGCGTCTGAAGTTCTTACAGCAGCAATATACGCAGGGTTGGGAAGACCAGCACAAAGACGTATCTACTTTTATGCTGCCCAACAGAGGATACTTTAAAGACCAAGGAACGATCCCAAACGAGGGAGAGGTAACTAACTCAGCTATAATTGACCCTGAAGCCACAAGAGCAATCCTTTTGTTTGCGGCTGGTATGCAGGGCGGTTTGACTTCTCCTGCTCGCCCCTGGTTAAGATTGAGAATGGGCGACCCTGATTTATCTAAGTTTGGTCCGGTAAAGGCTTGGCTGGATGCAGTTGAGAAGATTTTATATTCTGCTTACAGTTCCTCTAATTTTTATCAGGCTATTTACACAGATTATATTGAGCTTATTGGATTTTGCACCTCCTGCATGCTCCAAGAGTCAGGCGTAAACAACATATTGAACTTTAGAAACCAGACAGCAGGAACGTATTTTCTTCAAGCCAATTCAATGGGCGTGGTCGATACTGTTTACAGAACGATACAAATGACAGCCAGGAACATGATGCAGCGTTTTGGTAACAAGAATCGTGACGCTGTGAAAGACGCAGCAGAAAAAGACCCCTATAAGTTCTTTGAAGTCGGCCACGCTGTCCAACCTAACGATGAACGAGAGATTACGTTTATTGATGGCCGGAATAAAGCGTTTAAGTCTGTCTACTTTGAGCCTTGCGAGTCAAACCGAATTCTTTTGGATGCAGGATTTGAAGAGAACCCTTTTCATGTGGCAAGATTTGAGGTTTCTGGATCAGACGTTTATGGGCGTGGGCCAGGGTTTAACGAGATGCCGAACGTAAAACAGCTTCAGGAGATGCAGACAACGACATATATAGCCCTTCACAAAGAGATTGACCCGCCTTTGGTCGTTCCTGGTGGCATGGTTGACGATATTGATACTTTACCCGGTGGGATCACTCCGTGGGAAGGAACACAGAAAGTCGAAAAGCTGTATGATGTAAAATTGAACATAGCCCAAACCGAAGCAAAGATTGACAAGCTCCATCAAAAGATCGGTGAGGGGTTCTTTAATGATATATTCTTGATGATCAGTAACACGCCTGGGATACAACCGGACACGGCTACGGCCGTAATCGAAAAGAAAGAAGAAAAGCTCATAATGCTTGGGCCTATTATAAACAGAACGATATTTGAAAAACTTGACCCTATCGTTGAGCGTTCGCTTGGAATACTCTTCAGGGGTGGATTCCTCCCTCCACCACCTGAAGAGATCCAAGGCCAGAACCTTGACATTGATTATATTTCTATTTTAGCTCAAGCCCAAAAGCAAATTGGCAGCGCAAGCCTTAAAGCTTTTGGCGGCTATGTTGCTGAGCTTGCAACGTTAGATCCTTCGGCAATTGATAAGTTCAATATTGACAAGGCGATTGACGAGTTTGGAGACATGATAGGCGCACCACCCACAGTAATTAATGATGCTAACAAGGTAGCGCAGATCAGACAACAAAGGGCAGAAGCACAGCAGGCACAATCAGAGGCGCAACAGGCCCAGGACATGATACAAGGGGTTAAAACGCTATCAGAGACAGACACAGGCGGTGACAATGCCTTAACCACAATAGCTGGACAGGTGGCTTAATGGAAAGCCACATCCCAGTATTAAACAAAAACCGGGTAATAGCCGAGGAAAAGGAAAAACTGAAACGTGTTATTAAAGCCGGTCTTAACAATGATTACAACAAAGTATTTTCAACGCCGGAAGGAGTCAGGGTTTTAAACGACATATTGGAAATGACACATTTATTTAAAATATCATACAGCCTGGACGGTAGCAATCAGTCTGATTTCAGAGAAGGCGAAAGAAACATCGGCCTAAAGCTCGTTAAAAAGATGAGTTCGGTTAATAACGCCACACTATTTAAAGCATTTAAGATAAATTTAAAACAGGAGTACAGTTAAATGGAAGACACAATACTTGACACACCCACACCCCAGGAGTTTGCATTACCCGAATCCTTTAGCGACAACGCAGCATTTGAGGGAATAGATTCTCTTGAAAGCTTGGCTTCAAAGTATGCAGAAACACATCAGGCGCATTCTGACATGATCGCAGGACAGCCACAACTACCAGAAGGTCCAGACGGGTACGAGATTAAACCCCCTGAAGGGCAAGAGTTAGACGAGGGATTGATCACTGCATTTAAAGGATGGATGCATGAAGCAGGAGTAACCAACGAAGGCGCCCAGAAGATTTCAGACGAGTTTAATTCCTTCATGGGCGAGCTTATTAATGCCCAACAGGTAGAGAAAGACAACCAAGAGAAGGCTGCGGTTGAATCCTTAAAGAAAGAATGGGGTTCCGAGTTTGCTGGAAAAGCTGAGATTTCAAACAAGGGGCTTAACCGGTTCTTTGCTGAAGCTGGAATTGACAAAGACGAGCAGGACAAATTCACCAGTCAGTTTGGAAACAACCCGACTGCGGTAAAATTGTTTCACGCAATTGGTTCTAAAATAGCTGAATCTCCTGCGTTTGACAGTGACGGGTTTGAACCTCAAAAAACCGGGCCTGGAAGGACTGAAGGCGGTTCGCCAATGCTTCACGACTATTCAAAAACAATGACTAAATAAAAGGAAAATAAAAAATGAGCACAATAGCAGCAAACAATCAACTCACATTGCTTGAGCTTGCAAAACGGAAAGATCCTGACGGATCAATCACGAATATCATTGAAGTTCTAACTTTAGAAAACAGTATGTTCATGGACGCTCCCTGGTTAGAAGCAAACGGCCAGATGCAGCACAACACGACCAGACGGGCGAGTCTTCCGACTGGTACTTTCCGATCATTCAATCAGGGTGTTCCAAGAAGCTCGAGCCAGACCATCAAGATCGTTGAGAACCTGGCAATGCTTGAGGACTTCTCAGTCGTTGATAAGGCTCTTGCCGACATGAACGCAAACCCCATGAAATTCAGAAATGGCGAAGACATTGCACATGTCGAAGGTTTGGGACAGAACTGGGCTACCAAAATGATTTATGGTAATGGGGTATCGAATCCTGAACAGTTTACCGGGTTTGCTCCAAGAATGAACACCTTGACCGCAAAGCGTGTTTTGGGCGCTGGTGGTACTGGCTCAGACACTACAAGTCTTTATGCGATCCAGTGGGGTGAGAATACTTGCCACATGGTCTATCCTATCGGTCATCCAAACTTTGGTGTTGAATCCAGAGATATGGGCGAGGACATTGTTCTTGACAGTGATTCAAACGAATACGTTGCATACCGTACACACTTCAAGATTTATGGTGGGTTGGTTGTCAGAGATGACAGAGCCATTAAACGGATTGCAAACATTGAAACCACTGGAACTTCAAACACTTTTGATGATGATCAGCTTTTGACTCTTACAAACGAGTTCCGGCATGGCGGCAAAGGCGTTGTCCTTTATGTGAACAGAACAGTTAAAACACAAATGGACATCCTGGCAAAAGACAAAAATAACGTTAATTATACCACTGGTGATGTTTTCGGTATTCCGACAACAATGTTCAGAGGTTTTCCGGTTCGTGTTAATGAGGCAATTATTGACGCTGAAACAGCTATTTCATAAGGAGAAAAAAGATGATTCAAGACAAACTATTAAAAATGGGTACGTCTGCGGCTGCCGTATTTGACGTTGGGGCTATGTCTGCTTCAAGCAATTCAAACACAGACATTTTGAACATAGGGATTGGAGTAGACGCTTTTGGTACATCTCAAACCCCTGATATTTCCAATGACGGTGAGATTTACTGGAACGTCGCTTGCGTGGATGAAGACTTTGCGAGTGCCGGATCTCCGGTTGTAACGATTGATCTTCATACCTCCACTGTTGTTGGTATGACGAGTGCTTCAACTCTGTTGACAGTCGCAACCGACAAGACTCCGAACATTGGCGACGTTATCACTTCTCAAATTGTACCGGCTGGCACAGTAAAACAGTTTATTGCTACAAACGTTGCTGTAACTGCGGCCCTTACTGCTGGTAAGATTGAAAGCTTTTTGAGTCTTTCTCCACTTGTAAACAAACGTTTGGGTTAATTTTAACGGGAGGGTAAAACCTCCCAAGGAGATATCTATGAAAAAACTTGTTATTATTTTCTCTTTGCTCTTGTGGGCTTCTGTTTGTAGTGCCACAACGATTAAAGACGATATGAAGTATACAGGTGATGTGGCTTTCACTGGTGATCATACAATGGCTGAGTATTCAGTCAATCTTTCCTCTGTTTTTGTTGATGGTGTTGGCCCCATAACGTCAAGTTCGGCCCCAAATTGTACCACTGTTGATAATGTGGCGGCTATTGTTTATGACTCTTCAGCAGAAGAAGCTGAGATTCAGTTCACCCATGCAGTGACAAAAACGTTTAAGGGTTTACAGATAAAGGTGATGGCAACGTCTTCTGGAAATTCACCTACTGAAACTTCGTTGGATTGGGCAGTTTATGCATATAAGGATGGTGTGGCGTTGGGAACTGTTCTTGCACAGACAGGGATGTCATTTACTGAGACTTCATTGACAACCACGGCTGATGAGGTGACGTTGACGCTTAACGCTGCGGGTATTGCTGCCGTGACTGGTGGGGCTACGGTCCTTCACATTGCAATCTGGAACGTAAGCACAACAGATTTTACAACTGAAATAAAAGGAATCAGGGTAAAAGAACTTTGATCAAGCAATTAAAAATAAACTGGCTCTTAATAATTGTTATTCTTGCCGCCGTTGTTCGGTTTCCGGTTGGGGTAGAGTTAAGGGCAGGGCTTGAGCTTAATGTAAGATTGGCTATTATATTAATTTTGGCTATCTGGATTTGTTCAAACGTTAATTTATGGGCCGGTTTATTTTTAATTCTTTCAGTTTTTTCAAGTATCGTACCCTGGTTTGTACTTACTGGATTCAAGGAACTACAAACAATACCGTCATATCTTGCTTTAGATTGGGTTGTGTTGGGCTGTTTGCTGCTTTCTTTAATAAGCAAGGGCGATATACCAGACAACAACATATACGTTGTTTTGGGTATTATAGCTGTACTTAATATCGGGTTTCTTTTTTGCCAAAGGATAGGGGTCGATCCTTACACTATTTTTGGAATGAAAGGCGGGTATTCTCCTGTTGGCATGATGACAAACCGTAATGAGGTCAGCGCAACAATAGCATTATGCGGCCCCGTGTTTTTTAAAAAAAAGGCGTTTTTGTTTTTCATACCGATGTTGTTAGCTGGCTTGTATCTTTCAAAGTCGTTAAACGGCATGGTCGGGTTTTTGTCGATATTGATAATCTTGTTTATGTTTAAATTTAATGGAGATTTTAAGGGATTATTTTTTATCTTGGTGTTATCTGTTGGGTGTGGACTAATTTACTACGACATTATATACGGGGGCGGTGAGTCTTTCAGGGCAAGGCTTTATATCTGGAAAAGATCAATATCTATCATGTGGCAAAACCAACCATTTTTAGGTTTTGGCCTTGGCAATTGGTCGCTTATAAACAGTTATGCAGTTAAGAACGATGCATACAATACTGCGGCTTCATGGACGAGGGTCCATAACTCTTTTATCCACGCATATATTGAAATGGGGATAGGTTTTATAGTTATTCTTTTCGGGTACTTTGCACAAATAATAAAAAATATAAAATTCTCAATTCCTGTTTTAGCTCTTGGGCCGATAATAGTCTGTTGTTCTACAAATAGTTTGTTCCGAATGAACGCAATAAATGGTATGATAGTTATAATATGGTTAGCACTTTTAAACAGGAGGATAAATGGCAGTTCAGTATAGTGAAATTGTAGCAAGAGACATTGTGGAGATGTGTACCCCATTGCTTAAAAGCCGTGAGTGGCACATAGACCCGCAAACTGGTAAAATATCACCTAAAAAAACAGGCATAGACTATGCTACGCCTTGGGTTCATATTAACCGGGACGTTAATAGGAAGTGTGAATACTGGATGCTTTTGTTTAAGCTTTCAGGCGTTCGGCCAAAGAAGTGTCATGAATGCTGGAAAGTCGTCGTTAGATTGTCAACTTTATCTGACTTGTTCTTGCTTTCTGATTACATGACTTTTGACATAAAGCACCCCTGTAAATGTGGGTGGGACAATCGTTCATATACTTCTGGTGTCTATGCTGGCTATTTTTACAACGATTCCAAGGAGCAAGGCCTTGAGACTCTTAAAACAGTTAGAGAAGGCTTAAAAGGCGTTTTAGAGAGCGAATACAGCATAACTTTAAAACGTGGCTGCACTGAGATGGAAATCAAACATAAAGAGAATTGGGAATATACAGTAAAGGACCAGCTGACAGAGCGGTTGTTTATTGATAATGTCCTGATTCCTGACGGTGATAAGCCACAGCCAGATATGTTAAAAATCCATGTAATACGAAGATGGATAGAGAATGCGGCAAGGATAGGGGATAAAACTGTAAAAAAACACAATGGCGGCAATATGCTGGCGCCTTCATTAAAAAACTATGAGGATTAATTATGAAATTCATTTGCATTCAACAGTGCTTTAGAGACGATACTTTGTGGGACGTTGGTGCTATAAAGACGACTAAAGACGACGATAAAACAGACTGGTCGGCGGCTACAAAGAAAAATGAACGAATTTGCTGGAAGAAAGTAGGGGAAGACACAGAAGACGCAGTAAAGGGCGAGAAAAAGACAGTCAGGGAAATCAATATGTTGAAAAAAGAGGACATGATTTTGTATGTACAAGCAAGATACAAAGGCACGATTGTCGATCCTGATCTCACAAGGATGCAGATAATCGAATATATCAAGATGCTTGAAAACGCAAAGTCAAGGGAAGATAAAATAGGGGTTATCTAATGTCTACCAAGATTGAAATATATAACGGCGCCTTGGGAAAGATCGGCGTTGAGCGTATGACCGGGCTGACAGACGAGAGCAAGCAACGGTATTCCCTTGATGATCAGTATGAGGCTGCTTTATATGCCACATTTAAGTCGTATGGGTGGCGGTTTGCAACAAAACGAGCACAGCTTGCTTTGGATTCTACTGATCCAGCGTTTGGATTTGAGAATAGGTTTGCTT